GGACCCGTCAGGCGCAAGGGCACTGTGCGACTCACACCATCACAGGTAGCCATTTCAAAAAAACTAGGTGTGCCACTAAGCGAATATGCGAAATACGTGAAGGAGTAGGCATATGACAATGAAAACAATGAAAACGCAAAAACTACCATCACGCGAGTCTGAAACCAGAGAGAAAGTTTCTCGAAGGAAACCATGGGCTCCACCATCATCACTAGACGCACCACCTGCGCCAGCTGGATTCGTCCATCGCTGGATAAGGGCCGAGTCCGTAGGACAGATGGATCAAAAAAATGTATCCGCCAGACTACGTGAAGGTTGGGAATTTGTCCGAGGGGATGAATATCCTGGTACTGAATGGCCTCAAATTGATTCAGGCAAGTATAATGGTGTCATAGCTGTTGGAGGTTTAATGCTAGCGCGAATTCCTAAGGAAACGGTTGAAGAGCGTAAAAAATATTTTGCACAAGTAACGCAGGATAAGGACGACGCGATCGCAAACGATCCTTTGAAGGACCAACATCCTAGCATGCCTATCTCGAAAGAGAGAAGCACTCGCGTAAGTTTTGGTGGCAAAAGAAACACTTAGTTTCTCACACAAAAATTACACAATTTTCGCACACCCATGAGGGGTGTGTGATGACAATTTACTGTGAGGAAAAATCATGGCTAATAAAGACGCGGCCTTTGGTTTTAGACCCGTAGGTAAGTTAGGTAGTTCAGTCAACAATTCCGGTACTACAAAGTATCGTATTGCGGACAACCAAGCCGGCGCCATTTACAAGGGAGACATAGTCTTCATTGGGGATGGATCAGACGCTGGTACAGGTGTGACTCCCGCGGCAGGATATATAGGTCCGGCGGCGGCAGGCCAAAGTAATTCGATTGGAATTTTCAATGGCTGCTACTACATCGACCCTACGACTAAGAAACCAACTTGGTCGAATTACTATCCCGGTAGTGTGAATATTACCGTGGGTACGATTGACGCGTTCGTCTATGATGATCCAAACACTTTGTTTGAAGTGCAAGCTTCAGGAACCCTGACCTATGCAACGGTTGTTGGTAATAACATTGACTTCGCTTATACTGCGGGATCAACTGTCAACGGCCAGTCAAAATCAGAACTGGCAAGTTCTGTGACAGGTTCAGGCGCCACTGACGTGTTCGTTGTTGTAGGGATCTCTGAAGATCCTGAAAATAACGACGCCGCTTCAGCAAACTCGAACTGGATAGTTAGATTTAACGAACATCGTTATCTCCAACGTGTCCACACGTTCGATTAAACCTAGGGAGATAATCAATGGTCATATCACGTATGCAATTGGTCAAGGAACTCGAACCTGGTTTAAACGCTTTGTTTGGGTTGGAATACGACCGATACGAAAATCAGCACACGGAAATTTTCGACAACGAAAGTTCTGATCGTGCTTTCGAAGAAGAAGTAATGTTAGGTGGGTTTGGTAATGCAGAAGTAAAACCGGAAGGATCTGGTGTTGTCTATGAAGACGCGCAAGAAACTTTCACTGCTCGCTACACTCATGAAACAGTTGCTTTGGCTTTCGCACTAACCGAAGAAGCCGTGGAGGACAACCTCTACGACAAAATCAGCACTCGATACACAAAAGCATTGGCACGTTCAATGGCAAACACTAAGCAAGTAAAAGCTGCAAACATTCTCAATAGAGGATTCAACAGTTCTTACCTTGGTGGTGATGATAAGGAGCTTTTAGCTACTGATCACACTACTCTGGCTGGTAATGTCAAAAATGAATTGACCACTGCCGCTGACCTCAATGAGACTTCTCTTGAGCAAGCACTTATCGATGTTGCAGGCATGAAGGATGAAAGGGGATTAAAGATTGCTCTTAGAGCACTGAAAATGATCATCCCGGTAAATCTTCAGTTTGTCGCTGAAAGGTTAATGAAATCTGCAGGAAGAGTAGGAACTGCTGATAATGACATCAATGCAATCAAATCTATGGGAATGGTGCCACAAGGTTATGTGGTTAACAATTTCTTAACTGATACTGATGCTTGGTTCTTAAAAACAGACGCTCCTAATGGACTTAAACACTTCACTAGGGCTCCTATTAGAACTGCGATGGAAGGTGACTTCGATACTGGAAACGTTAGATATAAAGCAAGAGAAAGATACAGCTTCGGCTGGTCTGACTGGCGCGGAATATTTGGCTCACCAGGAGCTTAATTATTAAAGAGGGCGTTCCTCGGAACGCCCTTTTTTACTTGCGTATACTGATAAATATCAGTATATTCAAATTTCCTAGCATTAATATAGTTATGCAGACTGGCTGGGCAGACGATATAGAGACGGCATGACAAAAGGTCTATATGACCAAGGAGAAAAACTATGGCTAAAACCAGCTTTCAGGGTCCAGTAAGATCCAAAGAAAATTTTAAGTTGTATAGTGTTACTGATTCAACAGGAGTTGATAGTGATAGAACGCAAGGGTTTGGCATTAAAGATGCAAGACGCTTCTATCTAGAAGAGTACTTTCATCAAAGACCAGGACTTAATGCGGTCAATATTATTGATCCGGATGCTGACAGTGCTTCTGATCTAGCGATCACTCAAGCGGCGAACAAAAACTTTGAAACATTAGGCACTAACTATACTACTGCTTTGACCACTTTCGCGTCAACTTCAGCAGGTATCTTGATGACAACAGCAACGGCTGACCAAGACCAGGCTATTTTGCTGCCGCATTTAGACACAAACCAAACAGCTTGGAGTGGAACTAAATGGGGAACTGAAAACCAAGTAGAGTGGGAATGTTCACTTCAGGCGGCTCAAACTGACAACGAAAAAATCTTTGCCGGTTTAAAATTAACAGGAACTGCTGAAGGTCAAGAAGTGGCGACTGATAATGATCAAGTGTATTTTAAGTATCAAACAGACGCTGATAACAGTGAAGCATTTTCTGACTACAGCTACTGGCACTTAGTGCACAGTATTGGTGGCACTGATTATATCAGTCAAACACCAGTTGCTTTTGCGGCAGATACGCCTTATCATTTAAAAATTGTCATTGATAGTGATAGAAAAATGACATATTTCATAAATGGCATACAGTATCATGTTACAACTACTTCTGGTTCTACTGGCGGTACAGCGGTAACAGCGGTGCAACCAAGTGAAACGGCTGTTAAATCTGCGGCTTTAACCAACGATGTTAATTTAATTCCATATATCGCAATAGAGAACGGTGATGCAGCAGCAGCAGTGCTTAACGTACACTACACAGCAATTAGTAGACACGTTTACGAATAATAAACTTAAATAAGTGGGGCTTCGGCCCCACGTTTCTTGATTAAGGAGGGAAACAATGGCAGACGTAGTAACAGGACCAACGGTTCTACAACAAAATGACAATCGTGTCGTAATCAAAATAGTAAATCAATCAGACGGATCAGGTGGAACAACAGTTTTTGGTGACGTTTCAGCAATGGTTGCGAGACAAGATGGCACTTCGGTAGCGCATCTTGCTCTAATGAGAGTTTGGTTTTCTTGTCAAGGGGGCGACGGAGGAGACTCTTATGCTCGTTTAGATGAAGAAGATGATGATGGAGATATCCCTGTAATTGGTTTAACAGGCACAGGATATTGGGATTTTAGAGAATTTGGTGGAATACCAGCAGATAAATCTAGTAATACAAATCAAAGTGATGTTAATTTTGTTGTTCCAGGAGCAGCTGATTCTGGAAACATGTATACAGTTGTAGCAGAATTTCAGAAGATATATTAGAGGTTTAAATGGCTTATTCAGGCACACAAACCTTTAATCTCTCAATAGATGAAATCATAGAGGAAGCACTGGAGCGTTGCCAATTGGAAGCGCGCAGTGGTTATGATCTAAAGACAGCAAAACGATCCCTCAACCTTATGTTTGCGGAATGGGCTAACCGTGGATTGAATCTATGGACTATTTCCTATGCCACGCAGACATTGACAGCTGGAACAAATTTCTACGGGGTTGACCAAAAGGTCGTGGACATCTTGGACGCGACAATCACAACGACAACTGATGCAACTGCAAACCTGGAAGGTGACAGCAGTACCACTGATGTTTCCGTTGCTAGAATTTCACGCGAAGAATTCATGAATCTCACCAGAAAGGAGAAATCATCAACTGGGGATGCAAGACCCACGCAGTGGGCCCTGATTCCTGGAACGGTTACAACTGGAGGATCTTCCTCTAGCGGTCGACCGGAATATGACATGACCCTTTTCCTATATCCAAGCCCAAACAAGGCTTACATTTTCAAATATTTCTATATTGGAAGAATACAGGACGCCGGTGATTATGTTAATAACGCCGATGTGCCCTTCTACTTTCTTCCGTGTTTGACTGCGGGGTTGGCTTACTATATAAGCTTAAAGAGGGCACCAATGCTGAGTGCAAACTTAAAAGCGGTGTATGATGAGGAATTTAAACGTGCCGCTGAAAATGACCGTGAGCGAACGTCGTTCAGGGTTGAACCGGCGCAAGCTTACATACCATAGGAGGTAATATGGTTAAATGTGAAAAATGCGGTCGTGAATGTTATTGTGAAGACAATTGCCAATGCACGAACTGCGAATGTAAAAAGGAGGAATAATGAGTAATTCAAACTGGAATAAGGATACCAATGCTGGAAGAAGTTCTAAAGGCGGAGTAAAAGGAAACTGGAGTGATAGATCAACCAATTCTGTTCCTGAAGCCAAGGCTAAGGAAAAGGAAAAATCTGTTTCACTATCTAAAGGAACTGTTTCTGGCACTGTGCAAAGCATGGGTGCGGCTACTAAAGGTGGAAAGTATCATTGGGCCGGATCCAAAGACTCTAAATGGTAGGATAAATGGCGTACGCTAGAGGAAGATACGCTAAGTTTATCTCTGACCGCAGTGGAATGGAATTTCCATATAGGGAAATGGTAAAGGAATGGACTGGCGCGCGTGTTCACAAGAGTGAATATGAACCAAAGACGGCACAGGATCATCCTCGCAAGCATTCTGCTGATAAGGAAGCATTACAGTACGCTAGACCGGACAGGGGTGAAAGTGCTGTCGCAACATTACTGCCTTTAAATCCTTTCAGGTTTACGGCAAGCAGTGCAACAATATCAGTTTTTGAACCTGGCCATGGAAGAACTACCAGTGATACTGTAAGGTTCAGGGATGTTAGTGGTAGTATATTTGGAGCTTCAATAACTGAATTAGAGGATTCCGATGGATACAGCATCACAAAGACAGATGATGATTTTTATACTTTTACAGTTTCAACAGCTGCAGGAATAACAGGCAATGGCGGGGGTGGTTATGTCTCTGCCGGACCGGCAACATTGAGTGCATAATGACAACATACGCGGAATTAACAACACAGATTTTAAGCTATACGGAAACAAGCACTGATGTGCTGACGTCCACGATAACGGACGACTTTATTGAACATACTGAGAACAGGATATTGCGGGAAGCTGACTTGGACGCTTTCAAGTCACATCAATATTCAACCTTGACGGCTGATAATCCTTTTTTATCCCTGCCGGGTGGATC